ACCTCCATTTGTAATCTTACTGCGGTATTCTCGCTTAAAGTGGGTTCGTAAGATAAAGACAAATGGCTTCAGTTGATGCTCCGACGACAATCATTGGGTCTGAGGAAGAGGTTGCCAAGCTTCTTGAACCCCGTGAGCCCCGTGACGAGAACATCAGTGTCGCGACATCCGTTGGGTTTGGCTTCGAAGGTAAGTTCATTCTGCCTGGAGAGACGCAGGAGTACAAGGAGTATGCATCCGCACAGGAGATGATTCAAGATCAGCCCCCGCTTCCCGATCCCGTCTTTGAGAAGGATGATGTTCTGCCGACGATGAAAGATGACGGATTTCCCCTCAATAAGATTGAGGAGTATGATGCTGAATTCAAGAAGATGTATGAGGATATGTTCAGTCGTTCATCTGAACTTGGTGTAATGGGTGCTGGAGATTTTGAGGCACGTCTCCTCGCCCTTCAAAATGAACTTTCGGACAGCAAGGTAGAGAACAGTAATGGAGGAGGGATTGACCTCGTACCTTCTGGAAGATCGTCCGTATACCCATCTCAACGCTCGTCTACGCCGTTTTGTGGCTCTGTGCAAATCCCTTGCGCCGGAGATTTCGCGCCGCCTCCTCCGACAGGAGGTCATGCGAGTGACTCAAAAGTTAATGACGAGCAAGGTTGGTCTTCTGTGGATGCGTGATCGAGCATTTGAGCGAACGGTTCGGCTCTACGGAAAGCAAAGTCAACGAACAGATGCTTGGCACTCCCAACGTGGAACTATGGTGACTGCATCTGAAGTCTCCAAGGTTTGGCAGACACCTGCATCTCGCTTGGAGCTGCTCTTGAAGAAGCTCGAGCCACCAGCCCGGGCAGATACGAACATCTCGAATGCAATCCCTGCGTTGATTTGGGGCACCCGATTTGAGCCGGTTGCAAAGAAGATATACGAAGATACGACGGACTGCGATATCATTGACGTGGGTTGCTGTCAGCATCCTGTACACAAGTTCCTCGGAGCGTCTCCAGACGGTCTGATTATTCCAAGGTATGCAGATGCGGACCCGAGGCGCTACGGTCGTCTGGTTGAGTTTAAGTGTCCAATGAGCCGTCTTCGTAAAGACGAAATCCCGAGTTATTACATACACCAAATGCAGATGCAAATGGAGTGTACGGGGATTGACGAGTGTGAATACGTAGAATTTCGCTTTAAGCAGGTGAACTTTACGGTCTGGGATGCGAGCCAGGATAAGAAGGGAGTCTTTGCAGTGGATTCCGACGGTAAGGTCAACTACAAGGAAGATGACGTCGAGCTTCACCAATGGCAGAGCACCTTAACCGAGGACTATCAATATGTGTACTGGGTCCTGACGGATATCAAGAAAGACTTTGTTCCGAAGGACCCGAACTGGCTGTCCGATCACATTTCAGAACTGCGCGCATTTTGGGATGACGTGGAGCGCCATCGCGCGAACGGGACGAAGCCGGATCTACCGCCACCAAAGATCCCTACGCTTGACGTGTAAGGATTGTGAGTCCATTGTTGTGCGTATACTTTGCTTGGTAAACTGTTCGGAGATAGGATGCGTTCAGTATCCGGCTCATGCACGCAAGAGTCCGTTCAATGACATCTGCAGGTTGAGGAAGAAGTCTCACATGGTAGTGGTAGTGACCCATTGGAATCACATCGAGATCATTGTATACATCGTGTTGATGTCCAAGAGTAATGGGAACACCGATGCGCTCAAACGTGTACCCAATATCCACGTCATCGATGATGCCAAAGCTAAGGGCGAGATCACGAGCATCCACTAGCTTCTTGCAGACATCGTGAGTCATCACTATACCGGATCCAGAGATCCACGACATCTGTCCGCGAGCACCCCCGGGTATTCCGGCATATACGTTCGTAGTCGGAAGAGTCTGTAGATATGTAAGCAGTGAACCATAGTTCCAAATGGATGAAATGTTTGTGCGAATAACAAAGTTGTATGAATCACGTCCCAGAAAGTACTCAAATGCATCCAATGTCTTCTTGATGATTCCTTCATACGACTCGATACCGGGTATGCGAAGTGTATCGCCGTCCAGCGTGATCTCGGGGACATTGCAAGACTCAATAAAATAGCACGAGATGTGCGGAGACGAGTTCATGTAGTGTCTCCAGAAATCTCGCTGTGCATCGTAGAGTGGTGACGGATTGTAGATCACCAACATAAGAACCTTGGACACGTCCATTTATACCATCTAGTTGGTGGGAGTGAAAACCGCTTAGTCCATTCGTCGATTGTGAACTGACTGCCCATGCTAAGATTACATCGAGAGCAAATGGGGAGAAGATTGTTTACATCGGTTGCCCCGCCCCTCGACTCAGGGATGTTGTGCCCACATTGAAAATCAAACACGTTCATGGTATTCGTACACCACGAGACCTTGCACTTGTATTGAAACTTAGGTCCCACGTGAACTAACCATACCTGTTCGCGAAGCGCTCTTGGGATTTTTGTTTTCATTGGTTCTTCTCACAGACGGCTCTTAAACTGGTTGACCTGCCATGGCGTCTCCATTCCAAGAGCTTCACCTACATCATTGCTCTGCTTGAAGTGGTTTGTCTGCTGGGCGTACGAGGAATCCTCATGCGCCATTGCACGCTTCTGCTGACTGGTATCGGTCATCTTAGACTCCGGGGGACCACCGTAGAACTTATCTATTCCCGGAAGTACCTTCATCACAAAAGCAACAACTATAAGAGCAAGTACGAACCAGACCCACTGCTTCATTGTTCAAAGCTCCCGAAAAAAACGGATGCCTTTCTTAATAAGACAGGGTCATCACAATGGAGGAGACAGCACTTAAGACTCTCAGTACTATGTTTAAACGTCGCAACCTCGACACGGAGGTGCGGGAGGTGACGACTGACGAGAAGAAGATGGAGAAAGTCACTCTGTACACGATTGGGTCGATCCTGGTGTGTTTTAGTCAGAAGGAGAAGTTGCTTGCAAATGATATCGGATACATGCTAGCCTTCGCCGAGCAGAATGGATATACAAATGGTGTTGTGATTATTGCGAACAGTCCGCCCTCTGAGAATGTTCTGAGGTTTGTAAAGGCGCATGCAGATCAGCGACTTACATTCTTCCATATCTCACAGCTTCAGTTTGACATCACCACCCATCGCATGGCGATGCCGCATCGTATTCTGTCAGAGGAGGAGCGGACGGCGGTGTTCAATAAGTTCAAGATCTCAGAGCCGGAGAACCAGTTGCCGTGGCTAGATTCTCAGGATGCGATGGTCAAGTGGATCGGTGCAATCCCAGGTGATGTTGTAGAGGTCACTCGTCATTCAGATACGGCGGGGCGCAGTGCATACTATCGGTATGTGGTTGAGGATGTAAATGTCGCTCAGTAATAATGCAAGCTCTAGAAAGGGAATACGAAGAAAAAAAGAGAGTCTACGATACTCTTGTTGCTGCAAACAACCCCACCAACTCTGCTCGCATCACAACCCTTAACGGCGAAATGGCGGCACTGTTACAGGAGATGCTCAGTCAAGTAACGACAATGAGAGGAAATGCGGCCAGACTTGAGTCCTACCGAGATGCGCTTATCAGAAAGTTGGTCGGTGTTCAAAATGAGCGGACGATTCTACAACAGCAGAAGGATCAATATGCGGCTCTGCACAAGCTACAAACTCACGAACAGACTATCTTCAACTCAACCCTTTTTTGGTATGCAGCTGCGCTAGGGATTGTATTTGTGATCTTCTTTTTCATTCTAGTGCGAAAAGGTCAGAGCGCACCCACAATACCCACAATGACAACCAGCGCGACCACAATGCCAGCCTTTATGTAGAGTCCTGTATCATTGACAGTTGCAATCTGACGTTGGTATAGCTGATTCGATTGTGCCAGCTTGTTTTGTATTTCCGGTCCCTCCTTTTGAATCTCCCGTGATGTTTTGCTCAGTGTATCGATCTCTTGATTTTCGGTCTCATATTTACTTACGAATTTCCGTAAGTACTCATCGTTTGCAGCCGTTGTCCTTGATTCGCTTTCAAGGATAGTATTGATACTGGCTAGAGCAGATTCATATGCGGTTTTATCGGCGGTGTTCCCAGTCGCCTTGAAGGCAGCGTAGTGTGTCTTGTACGTGTTCAAGGCGCTTTGGAGAGGCACTGGAAGTTGAGTACTCATTATATTCCTGTTCCTAAAACAAAATGCCCACATCTCCCTTTGGTCAAGTCAATCCTCCCGTTCGTCGCGCAATGGTCGGTGATGCATCTGAGTTTACTCGGTTTGTCCGGATGTCGTCCACCCTGCTTCCCTACCAGGCTCAGAACCAGAGTGCTATCCCTAACCCCCTCGGATGGAGAGACATGCAAGCGTCTCGCGATGCCCGAGTGATTATGCCGATGCTCGGGGCATTCAAGAGTTTTGTTCCTAACCGTTAAACAATGAGCACCCCGGGGTATGAAACGATCAAAGGTCAGTACGCCGGCTATTCAGCCGTGTCGGATGCTGGCAATCGAATCAAGGCAGTAACCGATAGTATTCAGAATCCACGTCCTCCCGTTCAGCCCAACCCAATCAATGAACTGAAGCGTAAGATCTTGAAGCCCTTGGATATGTCAGTGATTCAGACAGTTCTGTTCACAATCTTGCTCGCGCTCGTTGAGTACTTGATGGTTCCATCGGAGTATGCATCGTATCTTGTTTTCTTGACGCTTTGCGTGGGCGCCTCAGCTGGAATCTATCTAAGCACTAGATAATGGGTTGCCCGATTGAGTTTGTAATGTCACAGGGTGCATGCGTGGTGAAGTGCCCCACACTGTATAAGCTTAAAGTCGTTGAGGGCGTGTCATCTTGTGTCGTTGAGAGTCCATCTGGAGAAAATATTGTAAAGTTTGGGCTTACATCTGTGGCTCCCCTGGGGGGAATGGGACCGACGGGGGCGATTCGTGGAACAAGCTACATAAATTGGAGTGACGATTTTAAGAACGCATACAATGACTTCACTCGAGATCATGCTCTTGCAAACTCGATCCTCGGAAGAACGACCGCACAGGACCAGTTGTTTACCGCTCTCCAAACCGCCGAGAATGCTCGGGACACGGCACCCGATGCATACCAAACGGCGCGTACCGCATACTACACGCTGGTCAACGGTTCAAACGCTCCAGCTTGGGTAGAACAAGAGAAGGCTCGGATCGCCAATGTCGAAGCACAACCGATTGTCAATGGATATGTTGCTCGGTACAATGACATTCAAGCAAAGAAGAACCAACAGCAGTCTACAATCGAGGTTGTGGATGGTGTTCGCGACAAGATCTTAACCGTAAAAGATGATCTTGTGTTCTCCGTCTCGACCTTCCAAAAACAGATCGATGATATCAAGAATCAGATCAACAAGAACAAGGTAAAACAATCTCAGACGATTGCCGCTACATCTTCATGGGTAGATACGTTCCTCAACTGGGTTATTGCCCTGGTAACACTTATTGCCATTGTTATTCTAGGTCGCCGATTCATGACGAAAAGTGGTCCCCCGCCTACGATTGAAGAAGTCGAGGCAAAGGCACGATTTATACGAGCCCAAGCAATGCTTAGAAATGCAAATACAAGGGGTCCGAGAGGTTGGCTGTATTGATGCGTTCACCCTCCTCAGATCGACTACGTGAACAACATAATGGAGGTGTCTGATCCTCGCACAGTTGCTGATTTTCAAAAGACTACATTCTGCGGACATCCACGCTCACACGTCGTGAAGGTTCTCCTTCAAAACGTGCAACTCGGTCACGCAGATTATGCCTGTTATTGGGCGTTGGAGCTACTTTGCTCTGGACTGGTCCATAGCTTGTGGGCAACGCTCTTTGATGCAGCCGCGCTCCATATCAACCGAGCGAACCCAAATGTGTTCATCTACCTGGCTGGAGCCTACGAGCGGTATGCACCGATCGAACAGGTCTTTACGGTTGGAACCATGACATCGATTCGTAACAATCCAGATGTACGATCAATCATCTGCGAAGTTGCGGCAACCTTGTCAAGCTGTCGCAAAAACAAGTTGCCATCGCTTCCAACAATCAAACCTGTCCATGATTTTGATCCACAGACCATCCAGGAACACCTCAAAGCTCCGTCACAACTGTTCGGGCGTCTCACTCTCCGCCCCGCCGATCCCCTTCCGGTGGCTGTTCCACTTAACGAGTTCGTATACAGCCTGCGAGCGGATGTTCGTGATGCCACGCGGGCCTTGTATTGGATGGCGTGGGTATTTGCGTATTGCCGGGAGCACAAAAAACAGACCAAGCAGCCTCTCGTTTTTGCCAATCGATTCGACGAGTTTGTCTCTGAGGCCCATGGGATCCATCCGGTCTGGATCTTTTGGGATGCCATTCGCAAGCAAGCTCAAGCCCCCGCGCGCCCTGTCATTGATGTTCTGTATAAGATGTACTGTCTGCGTTGGAGTCCATCCGATGCCAAGACGAAACAGCATCTCCTGATTGCAGCCTTGGTGATTGTCTGTGAAGGGACAACATTCGATGCAACTGTGGTATCCGGAAACACAATTGCTGTCTCAACCGTCTTACAGGGCATGCCCGGATGGATTGATGCGATTGTCCGTATGCAGAAGAGCTTCGTCTAAGTAAAAGTATCAAAGGTATTATAAATGGTAGACAATACTCCTGATGGTCCTCCTGTACCAATACAAGCGCTTCAAATAGGGTCTGTGTATTCACCCCTATCTGATCGTATTGATGACAATGGTAACCGTGGTATAGGATTTCTTTTTACTGTAAAAAAACGTTTATCAAAGCGCGCACTCCAGATTAGACCACTACACCTAGAAGACTTAGCGCCAGGGATAGGGATAGAACCATTGATAGCCAACAACTATCCGCCAGATACGATGTTTCAGAGGTACATGACTCCGGAGGAGAAGAAAGAAAAGGGTCGCAATGTCAGAAACGCCAGACTTGTCGGCATGTATAAAGGGTTACCGACTGGTGTTGAATCAAGCATTGCTCAGTTTGTTTCGGGTATACCAGCAGAAGGACCGGGTGGTAAGAATGCGGCCCAGCAAGCAGACCTTGTCAGAGAACAAGCGGGAGTACCCGGTGTGATGAGAGATCCGAACTATTACAAGCAGTTCTCGGGTAGGAGACGCACGCGCCAGAAAACAAGAAAACACACTCGCCGTCTAAAACGGATTTGATCTGTAAGTGAAGATGCGGATTCAGTGAGCTGAACGCCTGCGAGTGCGTCGCCTCCGACCACGGCCAATTGTTCCACGCTTCAGTCCTGCAAAATCTGCAATTAACGCCGTTGGACCACCCGGTGCGTTAAACGTTTTTGGTTGTCCGAATGACGTCACCGTGCTTGTCGTCGCACCCGGTAATCCGTACTGGGTTCCGATGATTCCTGTCATTTTTGCACGCGTGGGGTTCGTTGCATCGACAGCTCGTTGTAAGTTGAATTCCATATTAAACAGTAGCGCATCATACGTAGTCGCAGACAGTCTTTGGTCCAAGCCCCTTGCAGTATCGATGATATCCGCGTTTGCTGACATCATTCTCGGTCGTCCACGAAAATCATTCCCATCATTGATTTGTAAAGCAGGTGAACGAATCAAATCATTCAAGAATCTCTTAATCTCTCTGACTTTATTGAACTCCACCCTGGCTCGATTCACAAGTTCTGTCTTGCTTTCAACTTGAAAGTGTGCTTCATCTGCAGTACCCCTTTGCATAATATCACCGCTAGTTCCAGGTGCAGGCGCAGGATTCTCCATTACCTGTAACGGATAAATTTTTTTGAAACCCTCGTTGACTCGCCGTCTAAAACGGATTTGATCTGCGGTAGATCAACAGACTCTGTGGTGAAAATGATTGCTCTAATTCTGATCAACGTGGGAGTGATTGTATACGGGATGACGCTTGGAGTTCTTGCTTCTGTGATGTGTTGTAGGTGTGTTGCGGATGGATTCGAAGATGCGCATGCCCATCGGCGCAGGTAAAACGGATGTTCATTTGGAGAGGAAAACGGAGGTAGAGCAAAAAATGACAACTTTTCTTCCTGAGATCTCTGCTTCTAAGGTTGCTGGACTGATTGGTCTTCACGCCTATCAGTCACCCCATGAGACGATGTATGACCTGCTTTCTCGCCACATTCCCACCAAGAACCGTATTGCAGACCTCGAGGTTCGTGAGCGACGCATTGCTATTTCCAAGTTGAAGGATGCGGTTCTTCGTAGTTCGCCGATTCGCGATGTTGTGAATGCGGGCATTCGTGCATGTGAGTCCAAGACTGACATTAGCGAGACCCTTGCTGACGTCGAGACCCAGGCGGGTCTGGTTCTAAATCTCCGTCACTCTGAGCTGTCGAGCGAGGTTCGTCAGATGCTGGCAACTGAGGTTCGCGGTGCTGTCCAGAAGCAGCGTGGACTCAACAAGGAGAACAAGATTCTCGACACCTACGAGACAGACAACAATGTTAAGGTCAAGGACCGCAACACAATGACCTTCAAGAAGACATACAGCACCTTCAAGCTGATCGGACGTACCGACGGCTACGTTGAGGAGCACAATCGCATCGTGGACTCTAAGGCGCGTACTCGCTGGTGGAAAGACATTCCAATGTACGATGAGATTCAGCTTCGAGTGTACATGGCGCTGTCCGGCGCGGCGGAGTCCGAGTTGGTCGAGTCCTTCCCCGATGGTCGCGTGCGGGAGACCAAGTTCCTCAATGACATTGAGAAGTGGGAGGTGATCCACGGGGCAATCGGCGATGCCGTCAAGAAGATGACGGAGGCTACCGTCAACGAGGAGGTCCTTCGTGCTATCGTTTTCGCAAACACCGTGTCAGTGTAATAATGAAGATCGCCATCATTGAAGGACTTCCAGAGAAGTTCGCGAGCGTTAAAGGAACAACCTACGAAACCAAGTATTTTTACACTGGGTTTGGGAGGTATAATGAATACGAGAAGACCCTGGAGGCAATGCAGTTCAACCCAGATGGGTCTTGCTCTTTTTTTAGTCGACCCCACGAGCCTGAGGTCTTTTCAAGGGTATATCACACCGAAGCCGTAACGATTACTTTGTACTCGACATCCCCTCGAGTCTGGAAGGAAGAGGTGGGTGGTGTTGTGTGGTTCTTTCAGGAGATCGTGCAGGACGGCGCGCAACCCAGCTTCTGAGCCTGCTCCTTAACCACCTCCTTAACCTCGGCGACAGAGATCACGCCATCGCCGTCCTTGTCCAGCTTGGCAAGTGGGGACTTCTTGAGCTCATCCAGAAGCTCCTTGATGGCAGCCTTCAGAACATCCTTGACGATCTTCTCCACATCAGACTTGAGTGCATCCGGGACCACCGACGCCACAGCGGTGGCGACTGCAGACACGGGCTCCGGAACAACGACGGGCTTCACCTCCTCTGTAGTCACTGCTTGCGTGGTCTCGGACATTGCGGTTTGTTCTATGCTTAGAAAAGGTCTTGAATATGTAAATGGACGTCTGGAACATCCTCTCCGTAGGAGCATCTACTCTCCTGATGCTCGCTCTCATCCACATAGCCGTCTTCTATGTAGTTCGGCAAATGTATCCTCCCCAACCGAAACCTGTACCCGTTCCGGTTGTTCGCTTTGCTGAACCAGTCGCAGAAGCACCACCGGTAGCTCCGGAGATTCCTTTGGTTACGACAACGCTCCCTCCCCCTGTCGATACACGCGATCCCGGACCGGCACGCACATCGGCGCCCGCTTTCAGCGAGCCAGCGAAGGAGAGGGAAACGGTGACTCTCCCTACAAATGTACCAACGTATGAAAGTCTCTTATCGGCTGTCTCCTCTAGTAAGGAAGGGGTCCCCAATCTCGGACCCATGTCAGGTGCCTCAGTATAGTGGAAATCCTGGATGGATTTACTTGACACACTCTCAAGAGGGCAATGCCTATGCATACTTTACAGATTCAAAGGGAGAACGCCCTGAACATCTGGCCTTGGTCATGGATGAGAGACTCTGTTCTGATACCATTCTTCGAGTCGTTCGATTGGCGCCCAAGATTTATGTTGTATATGATGTCTTGGTCTTGAACGGAATTCGTATTCACGAAAAGCTGACATTTGCTCAACGACAGACAAGGATCGCCGAGCTTCTCGAGTTGTTTCATCACCCCGACTTGGTTGCATTGACAACCATTGCCGATGCTCCTGTTGGCACCCACATTCGTGGATTCGAACAGTATGATGG